CAATTCAGTCTGCGGGAGCCGCTTGCGCTCATCAGTCAGGAACATCAGGCCGCCCTCCTGCGCCGGTAGGTGTCGTCCACGGCGAAGACCGTCTGCGGCGGGATCCGGTGCCGGGCGATCGCGTCGATCAGGGACTGCTGGAGGAAGCCCCGACCGATGAGCCCGGGATGACGCCAGCGGACACCGACATTGCCCCGGGCCACGGCTCCACCGACGCGTCCGGGGGTGGTCTCGGGGGCTGCGGCCTCGCGGCGGGCGATCCGGCCCGGGGCGCCGGGGTAGGCCCTCGGTACCCAGATGAGCGTCCCGAACCGGCCGCGGATCTGCTTGCGGGATCCGATCGGGGCGGCCTTACGGAAGATGAGCACCTGCGTCTTGCCCGAAGCTGTGACTCGCGTCCTGGCCCGAGGGTTACGTTGCCGCTCAATACCGGTCGGATCGTCGATCCACATGGGGATCGTCTTGCCCGCCAGGGAGCGCATGGTGAAGGCTCTGATGCCCTGCTCCTGGTACCAGACGTAGTCGTCCCGCCAGCCGATCCCGAAGTAGCCCGTCCCGGCCAGGACGTAGAGTCGGGCGGTCGAGGCGCCGGAGAGCTTCGGGGACCGGAGCCGGGCCAGGTCGAGGGCGTCCTGACCGATGACCCTCGCCGTCGGCGCCGCCAGGCCAGGGATCTCCATGACCACCCCGGTGGGGATGCCGGTGGGCTGCGGCGGCGGAGACTGGACGAAGGTCATACCGGCATGAGCGGTCCGTGGATCTCTTCGATGGCGGAGAAGTCGACCGGATACCGCGTGCCCTTGACGTCGAGGACATTGATCAATGTGTCGGTGTCGGGCGGGATGATATAGGCCACCGAGGACTCGTCCTCGCGGTTGACGTTGGCGTACTCGTAGCCGGTGGCCGTGCGGGTGTCGTCGGACTCCCAGAAGCCGGTGAGCACGTTGGCGGTCGTCATGGTCCGGACCCGCCAGCGTGTCCCGTCGGCCCGGAAGACGTAGTCGCCGGTACGGAGGAGGAAGTTGCTCGGCGTCTGGATGGTGGCGTTCTGGATCGTGTCCTCACCCCGGCTGCCCATCCGCTTCTCCTCCTCGCTGGGCACCCAGAGAGACTGGCGGACGATCTTGGCCTTGTATCCGCCCTCGAAGGTCGTGCCGTAGCAGTCGGGGCAGCGCTCCTGAGCCGCCTGGCCGTAGACATCGGCGATCTTGCCGTAGGCCGTGTAGCAGGTCCGGCAGCGCTGGACGCGGCCCGCGTCGAGATCGTCGAGATCCCAGAGGAGCACGAACATTGCGTACTCGCCGAAGGTGTTGATGGCCTGGTCGTGCCGGTAGCGCTCCTGCTCGACGGCGTAGTACTGCGGGTCGGGGAGCCACTGCGGATACGGGTTGCTCATCAGGTCAGAACAGCTTCGACAGCGACAGGATGACCTCGAAGGCCACCGAGCCCGCGCCGCCGCTGTCGTTCTCGAACAGGTCGACCTTGACGCCGTCACCTGCCGCCAGGTAGCCCACGACGAACACCGTGTTGAAGCACGAGCCGCTGGTGGTGTCGGCGGCGCTGCATTCGTCGCTGGCCTGGCTGATGAACGGCGCCGAGCCGTTGTCGGTGCCCGCCACCACGCCGACGATCATCGACCGGCGGTAGCCGTCCTGGTTGGCCCGGTGGTTCCAGATCGTCTTCAGGAAGCAGGCGTAGATGCCGTCCGACGTGACGTTGAGCGTCTGGTTGTCGGCGTTCATCGTCACGTTCGGGTCGGTGATCAGGTTGGCGTCCCAGGTGACGTGGAGCGTGCCGGTGACCGTCTTGTTCACCGCCTCGGCCAGGGCTCCGTTCTTGTTCGGCGTGGCCCCGCCTCCTCCGGCCGGAGCCGGAGTGACGTCGATGACCTCATCTCCAAGAGCGGTGGGGGAGATCTCGGCGAACTGGTCGTCGGTGAGGGTGACCTCGTCCCCGGCGTTGTAGTGGCCGCCGTCCGGTAGCTCGACGTTGTGCTTGCCGTCGGCGATCTTGACCCTGTGTGTCATCTTCTACCCCTCACCCCTCACGTATAGAAACGCGCCCAGTAGCGAGGCCTGGCCGCAGAGATGAACGGATATCTCGTCGCCCACTCCCCGTACACTCCGCCACCGACCAGGACCCTGGGCCGGGAGAGACCCATGTTGGCGATCTTGAACACCTCCAGCATCGACGTGGCGTCGCGCTCCTCCATCTCCAGCACCCGCATCCAGCGGTCCATGTAGTCGCGGCGGTCGAGGCGGGCGATGCCGACACCTTCGGCCTGGGGCTGCTCGGTGTAGGAGCGGATCAGATGCTTGAGGCACTCGATGTAGAGCAACTCGTCGAGGAGGCCACCCCATTGCTGGTAGGGGAAGGCGCCCTGAGTCGGGTCGAGCGTGAAGTACATATGCGGCTGGCTGACGGTGTTGAGCCGGTTCACCGCGATCTGGAGCAGCTGGGCCATCCTGCCCCGGTTGAAGCGGGCCTGGAAGTAGACCTGGAGGTGCGGCCCGCCGTTGGGGGAGTCAAACAGATCGGCGAAGCGGATCCAGGCCGACTCGATGATGGCCTTGAAGCCCACGTCGAGAGCGTCGTAGGCCGGGGAGGATGTGCCCACCTCCAGGAGCCCCACGAAGGTCTGCGGAGCGCCGTCGAGGGCGTAGGTGAAGGTCACCCGCCAGATGCCTGGCTGTGACGTCTCCTCGCTCGACAGGAGCGTCTCGTAGGAGCCGGTGGCGGTGTGGTCCGCCTGACGGTCGAAGAGGATCGTCTGCCCGTCGAGGCTGTCCATCTTGACCATGACGGTGTTGGCGTCGGCGTCAGCTGGTACTCCACCCTTGTGGATGACGAGCCCCACCGGCTCGATGGAGTACTGGGAGATGAACTGACGGTCACCCAGGGCGTCGGAGAAGAGCGTGGTCACCGCTCACCCCACCCAGCCCCAGATGACGGCGCAGACCGCGGTGGCCATCGCCATGACGATGAAGAAGAGGAGGACGAGGACGGCCCACTCACAACTCGACCACGAAAATTCCGAGGGGCGAGGTGGTGGAGGCGTTGAGGGTGGATGTCCCCCCGAAGGCGGCTGAGGCACGGAAGTTGAGGATGTAGTTGTAGGTGCCCGCCGCGGGCAAATCCAGCGCCAGTGCGAACACCGGACGCGGCTGTTCAGCCACCGTGCCGCCCGTCCCGCCGTACTGTGCCCACTCCTGGAGCGCGGTGTTGTCGCGGTAGATCCCCAACTCCGTGAGCCCCGAGGAGTTCTTCACCCCCGGCCCGGCGACGAGCACCAGATGCGGCCTGCCACCGGCGATGACCGTGGCCGTCACCGACGTTCCGACCTGGTAGGTCGTGCTCGTCGTCGAGATGGCGGTCGTGCGTTCCCCGGCGGTGAGGTCGCTGATGAGGCCCTTGCCGCCGACGCGCTGGAAGGCCGAGCCGTCCCAATACCACAGCAGCTTGGTGTCGGTCTCGAAGATGACCCGGCCCAGCTGGGCGTCACCCCAGACGGGGTGGGCACCCGACGTCGTGATGTAGACCCCGGGCGACCCGTCGATCTGACTCCAGTTGTGGGTGTAGTCGCTCAGCTGGAAGACGTCGGCAAGGGTGTGGGTGTTGAGTTGGAGGCGCGCCGTCTGGGTGGTCATCTCATCCCTTCAGCGGGTCTGCGCCGACACGAAACAGCCCCCTCCCGGATCGGGAAGGGGCTGTCGAACGACAGGGCGGAGGCAGGTCAGGACGTGGCCGACCCGGCGCCCTGGCTACGCCGCTGGGTCTCGGCCTTCTTGGATCCCTCTTCGCCGGACTCCGCCGCCTGGCGCTGGGCCAGAGACGGGCCGCCGACCTCGATGGGGTTGGCCATGGCCTCTTCGGCCAAGGAGCGGACGCGTTCCCGGGCCGCCTCAGGGTCACCCTGGACGATGGTCGTGCCCTGGGGCAGGACGACGAGGGACTCCGGCACGTCAGGGTCGTCGGGGTCCAGGGCGCGGGCCGCCATGATGCGGTCCTGGGCCTTGGCCACCTCGAAGATCGGCGTGACCTCTTCGATGCGGCTGTCGGCGACCCCGGCCGTCCCCGAGGTGTCGACCGTGCCGTACTGGTGGGTGGGGTCGGGGACGAAGCTCTCGTCCTCCTCGCGGTAGGCCCCACCAATCTTGACCGCCTTGGCGGGGTCGAACTCCTTGAGGTTGCTCTTCTTGGTCGGGGTCATCCGCTCTATCCCTTTCGTCAGACCTGCTGGTGCTCTCTGGGAGCCATACCCGCCCGGCTCCATTGCTTGACCGCCCTGCCGTTGAGAATCTGATCCGTCTCCGTCATGACGTACTCCCCGGCCAGGCCCTTGTGGCGCTCACAGAGGGGCGGCCGGTCGCCGCGGGTCTTCTCCTTGACCACAACAGCGTCACCGCACTGGCCGCCGCCGCGGCCGGGGCCGATGCACGGCACGGTCACCAGGTCGTTGTTGGCGTCCTGGGAGATGGCCTCCTGGGTCGCCGTGGCGTCCTGATCCCGCTTGCGCTTCCAGGCACTGGACTGCCGGGCCAGCGCCGTCTGGACCGCCTCTGGGGCCTCCTCGACGACGAAGATGCCCTTCTGGACGGCCCGCAGGAAGTTGACGTGCTCGGCCAGTTCGTCAGGAACCTGCTGGATGTCGTTCCCGTCCTCGTCCCCCGCTCCGGCCCACTCGATCTGGATGTTCTTCGTGAGGTCGGAGAACACCGCGGGTCCAGCTTCGGTGTTCCTGACGGCGAAAGGCATATGGGTTCCTCCTGTTCGGCGCTCTCGTCCCTTGCTCGGGATTCTGAGCCGTCCAGACAGGAGACGCGACGAGGCCCCTGGGACCAGCGGCCAGGGACCTCAACGCGGCGTCTCAACGAGACCCGGTCACCGTACCACTACTCGTCGGGACCGATGTACCGGGCGTAGAGCTTACTGACGCGCTTCGCGTTGTCCGAGACTCTGCGGGTCTCGAACTCCCATTTCCCGGGCGGGATCTTGCGTTTGCCTTCGTCAATGGCAGCTTTCACCACTCCCGCCCCTGAATCTGTCGAGAACGTGGCGACGGCATACCACGTTCCAGGGTCTTCCATGACTGGCTGCAACAGGTGGTAGTACTTCATCCCCCTGGCTGCCTCATCGATCGGCAGTTCATCCACCCGTTCAAGATGGTATTGAACCTGCCCTCGCTCTCCCTTTGCCTTACCGCTTGCCATAGTACGTGCCTCCCGGTCTCAGAAGCATCATACCAAGCGGTGTTCAAGGATCAATCGAAACCATAAAAGAAGCCGGTACCCGAAGTCGGGTACCGGCCCCTTTAGGTGGGTGGTGCTTAGCTGCTGGTTTACTACGCCTTCGTGACCGTGGTGATGCCCCGAGGGTTGAGGATGGCCATGGTGACCATCTCGTCAAAGACCCAGCCCTTCCAGAACGCCTCGACGTTGTGGTTCTCCTCGACGTCGAGGGAGTACAGGACAGGGAACACACCGAGGAAGTCGGGGTTCGGCAGGATGAAGATCTTGCCCTGGGGCACGATGATCGACCGCTGGATCTGGAACTCGCCGAAGGTGGTGATCCGCTCACCGGCCACGACCCGGTCCTTGAAGGCCCAGCCGGTCTGGTTGATGTCCCACCGGTAGAAGTCCCGGTAGTCCATCGGGTTGACCAGGATGCGGCCCGCCTCGATCTCGTGCATGTCCGAGAGCGCCACCGCGGCGTAGAGACTCTGCGGAGTGAAGTAGCCCGAGGTCTCGGTCACGTTGTGGTTCGGGGTGATGTCGTGGTCCGGCCGGGTGGCGTAGTCCGTCACCGCCGCCTGGAGGATGACCATCAGGCGGCTGTCCTCCTGCTTGAGGATCGCCTGCTTGGTCTCGTCCTGGGCCTGCTCCACGGCGTTGATCCGGAGGTAGTACAGATCCTCCTTGCGGATCGCCGGACGGCTGGCGATGCGGAAGAACCGCACCGGCACGCGCTTGCCCTCGAACGGGGTCACACGGACCTCGCCCTCGGTGCCGGACATGATGTACGCCTGCCCCAGGTCGTCCCACACGTCGTACTCGACCGGGGTGCCCGGGGTGACCGGGTCCTCGATGAGGACGTTGCGGACGATGCCCTGGTAGCGGAGCTTCAGCTGGATCGGGCCGATCATGCCCACGCCCAGCCTACGGATCCCGTTGACCTCATCCTGGAGGATGAGGGCCATCTTCTTGACCTTCTGCTCGTGGGTCAGGGCGCTCTTGGAGCCGTCGCCCTGCCGACGGCGAAGGATCTCGGCGACGTAGTCGTCGGACTTCTTCGCCACCTTGGGTCGAAGACCCCCTGCCACAGTCAGGCTG